CATTGGAGCAAACCGTGTTTATGTTTACAAAAACGGAACACTAATTCATACATTAACGCCAACAACTGCACTGACTGATTTTACTCCGTCAATTGCTGATGGAACCGGAGCCACAGGCGCGGTCACTGCATCGTTCAACTTCGGCCAACGCCCGTTTGAGTACACGCCGCCGACCGGCTTCCGTGCGCTGAACACGCAGAACCTGCCAACGCCGACCATCCTGAAGGGCAATCAGTTTTTTGATGTGTCTACTTGGACGGGTAACGCATCAACACAATCAATCGTTAATAGTGGCGCAATGCAGCCAGACCTTGTTTGGGCTAAAGCGCGTGCCGGTACTGCTGGAGGCACTGGTCACATTTGGCAAGATGCAGTGCGTGGCTTGCCTCTTTACTTGCAATCAAACACAACAGCGGCTGAAGCGTCTGCCGCTGATCACATTACATCGTTTAATTCAAACGGATTTTCGATGGGTGCTGGCGGCTCAATCAATGCTGCATCTACTACCTACGTCGGCTGGCAATGGAAAGAAGGCGCGACGCAGGGCTTCGACATTGTGACGTATACGGGGAACAGCACCGCTAACAGAACTATTGCTCACAGTCTTGGCGTAACGCCATCTATGATTATCGTCAAGAACAGAAGTGCAGTTCAGAACTGGCCTGTGGCGCACACTTCTTTGGCGGCAAACAACCTGCTGTTGTTAGACACAACCAACGCCACTATTTCTTCTGGCACACGCCTTCTTTTAGGCAACAGCTCAACATTTACTGTGGGTGATGCGGCTGACTATGGAATAACAAATCAAACCAGCCAAAACTATGTTGCCTACTTATTCGCCGCAGTCGCAGGCTTCAGTCGCTTCGGCAGCTACACAGGCAACGGGTCGGCTGACGGGCCGTTTGTGTTTTTAGGATTTAGGCCGAGGTTTGTACTGATTAAAGAGACGACAGCGGCAAGCACGTCTGATTGGATCATGCACGACACAGCGCGAGCGCAATTTAACGCGGATGATTTGCGTTTACTTGCGAACAGCAGCGGAGCAGAACTTAACACCGGCTTCCCGATTGATGAATTGTCTAATGGTTTCAAGGTGCGAAACACAGGCAACGGAGCAAACCGGTCTGGCGGCACATATATTTTCGCGGCCTTCGCCGAAAACCCATTTAAGAACGCTCTCGCGAGGTAACCCATGTTTCTACTAAACGGACAACCGCTGCCACTTGACACGCCATTCCGCGATGCCGAGGGCAACAGCTATCCAGCCAACTGGCTGCGTCTAACATCGCTGGAAGAGAAGCAGGCTATCGGCATCACCGAGGTGCCTGACCCGGAACCTGAAGCACAAGTTAATGAAGGAGAAGAATAATGCCACGAGCTAGAGAACTAGCAGAACTTGCCACCAGCTATGACAGCGGTGGCTTACTTGGTTTCCGTAACCGCATCATTAACGGTGACATGAGGATCGATCAGCGGAATAATGGTGCGAGTGTTGCGATTACTACGTCTGACAACTATACGCTTGACCGTTGGCAAGGAACTGCTTCTGCAAATAGCCGCTATACCATACAGCAGAACGCAGCGTCAGTTACTCCTCCGGCAGGATTTACAAACTATCTTGGGGCTACGTCGGTATCTTCTGGAACGCCGGGGTCTACGGATGCGTACTTAATCAGCCAGTTTGTTGAAGGGCTTAATGTTGCTGACTTAGGTTGGGGAACTGCAAATGCTCAAACCGTCACCCTGTCTTTTTGGGTTCGCTCATCATTGACTGGTGCTTTTGGTGGCACTGTTACTAACTCAGCACAAACAAGAGCATATCCGTTTAGTTACACAATTTCAGCCGCAAACACATGGGAGCAAAAAACCATAACGATTGCTGGTGATACGTCTGGAACGTGGCTAACCACTAACGGTATTGGTTTGCGCCTTCGCTTTAGCATGGGTATGGGGTCTTCATATCTTGGTACTGCTAACACATGGGCGGGTAGCTTTGTTGGTGCGCCAACTGGGTCAACTAACGTAATTGCCACTAATGGTGCTACTTGGTATGTCACCGGCGTACAACTAGAAGCTGGCTCAGTAGCAACACCATTTGAGCGCAGAGATTATGGGCGTGAGTTGATGATGTGCCAGCGTTATTATCAAACAGCAAACTATAGGGCTGCTTTTTATGGCGCAACTGGTAACGCGATTAACCAAACAATTTCGCATCCTGTTGTGATGCGAGCAACTCCAACAGCAGCCGTAATAACAGCGCCAACATATACAAATGGTTCTGCTTTTGCTTGGGTTCCAATTACAGACGGATATTCTTATGCTGGCGCAACGGTTTCTGCTACTGGGGCAACAGTAGTCACTGGCGCAGTAGTGTCATTAAGTGTGGAGCTTTAAATGTACAAGCTATTTAATTCACATACTGTGCAGCGTTTGTCTGACACTGCTTTCATACCCTTCGACCCCGCCAACACCGACTATCAAGCCTATTTGAAGTGGCTTTCCGAGGGCAACGAACCGTTACCAGCAGATGAGGTGTCAGGTGAATGATTGGCTGACTAACCTTGGCGTGGGCGCTGGCGCTGCTGTCGCCGGTGCCTATGCCATGTACCGCAAGGTACTAGCCGACAACCGCGAAGGCCGCATCAACAGCACGACTGACGCTGCTACCCAGCAGGTCATACAAATGTTGCGGGATGAAGTGTCACGCCTATCTGATCGGCTGGCTGCGGTCGAAGAGCAGAACCGTAAGTGCGAGGAAGCGAACGATGCCTTGCGCGAAGAGATCATTAGCATGAAGAAGCAGCTCCACCTGTTCTGATGTGCTGGACCCGATCACAATTGCCGCAGCTTACCGCGCTTGCACCACAGCCATCGATCTTGCCAAGAAGGGCGTTGAGTTATACAAGCAGATTAAATCCACGAGCGGGGATGTCAGCGACGTACTGAAAGACCTGCGAGAGCAGTACAACAGAATAACCAGCCCGAGTAAGGAGCAGACGAAGCAGTTTCAAGAAGAGGTCAAGCGGGTGCAGGAAGTGGCGAAGGCCACGCCGGATGATGTGCTGAATGACATCTGGTCTAACCTTGGCAACTTCATTGACCAGTATGAGGCGCTTGCAAAGATATATGTGCAGAGCGAGGCAGCAGCGAAAGAGGTTTACAAGGGTGATCTGTCGCTAGGTCGCAGGGCTCTGGAGCGTATCAGGCTAGAGTCTAAGCTGGACGAGATGCTGGCAAAGGTACGGGAAGCGATGATATATAACTCGTTTCCAGAACTTAACGGTGTGTGGTCAAGGTTTGAGAAAGCATGGCACGACATTCAGAATGAGCAGGCAGATGCACTGGCAATAGAAACCAGAAAGATTCAGGCGGCTAGATGGCAACGAAGGCAGGCGGTAAATCGGCTCAAGGGTCGTCTGGTATGGATTGGGGCAGTCGTGTTCGTAATTCTGTGGGCAGTGGGTCTAATGTGGCTGGTAATCAGAAGCGCGACAATGAGGATGTACCTTGGTCACTGATTGCTACGGTCATGGCTGTGGTGCTGATGTTCTTTATCGTCATGCCGATCTTAGCCTTCATGTACTACGATATGTATTACGCCACGCAGGCGGCAGTGCATGAGGTTAGGAAGATGCGAGAGCTGCGGCGTGAGATTCAAAGCGAAAGGATGTATGGCAAATGATTAGTCGCAACGCATTCAAAAAGTTTATCCCTAAGAGCAAGTACGCTGACCAGTGGTACGACGCAATGTTCAGCCCGCAGTCAGAGTTCGGTGGCAAGTCTTTGCTCGAAGAGTATGAGATCAATACACCGAAGCGCATCGCTGCTTTCCTTGCCCAGACTAGCCACGAATCAGGCGGCTATGTATTCCTGACAGAGAACCTGAACTACAGTGCCGAAGGTCTGGTCAGGATATTCAACAAATACTTTCCTGACTTGGCAACGGCCAAGCCCTATGCCCGTAACCCTGAGAAGATAGCGAATAAGGTTTACGCTAACCGCATGGGCAATGGCGATGAGGCCAGCGGAGATGGGTTCAAGTTCCGTGGCCGAGGAATTTTGCAGCTCACCGGCAAAAATAATTACTTTTGGTTTGCTGCTTCGCTTGAGATTACACCTGAAGAAGCGGCTGAATATTTACAGACCTTCGAGGGAGCAGCGCAGAGTGCCTGCTGGTACTGGAGTGAAAACAAACTCAATCGTTTCGTTGATGCGAATGACTTTAAGGGATTAACCAAGGCAATCAATGGCGGCTACATAGGACTGGAAGACAGGGAACATCACTATGAAATTGCGCTCAATAGCTTTAATACTTCTGGCACTCGCTTGGCTTAGTGGGTGTGAGGACCGCTTCAGGTATCCTTGTATGGATAACAAGAACTGGAGTAAGCCCGAATGCCAACGGCCAACTTGCGCCATCACGGGTACTTGCCCTGACCAGCTAGTGCCTGCTGCGGATTTCAAAACGGAGGGTGAGAAATGAAGTGGACTCCTGACCAAATTGATTCTGTCATCAAGCTAATTATTGGCACCACATTCTGCTTGGTACTTTTAATGATGAGTACATTGTCAATGTACAGTGTCGTATTCGTCACTCAAAGTATGACCTCTATTGCGCCTGCGGATAAACAATTCTTTATGTTGCTTTCCGATATGTCAAAATATATCCTCGGGGCGTTAGCAACATTGCTTGCTATCAAAGGTAAGGACGGCGTAGCTAAGTTGATCGATCCACCACCCGGTGTAAGCAAGGCGAGTGACTGGGCTGATCCGACTCCACCTAAAGCGCCACCACCTTCACCTACACAGGCTCCTGTTCGTATGGAACCTACGATTGATCCAATCTCTGCCACACCTGTAGCTACAGGTTATGGCGGTAAGGCAGCACCTGTTCAACCACCTCACCCGGAGATTTCATAATGCTGATCTATGCGCGTATGGCTGTCACAGTTATTGCCAGCTTGTTCTTGGCTTTCCAAATCCATGCTGGCGAGACAAAGAAAGTTTGCCACGCTGAGAAGGATAAGAAGGGTAAGGAAGTACAGGTCTGCCGTGAGGTAAAGATTCATAAGAAGCTTGATGGTACCAAGGTGCCACCGAAATGAATCCCTATTTTGTGGCCGGTGCCGTTATCGCTGTCGCCCTTGCAGGCGCTGGTGGCTATGTCAAAGGCACAGCGCACGGTAAGGCAGAGGTCCAGTCTGCGTGGGATCAGGAACGTGCCAAGCAGGCAGAGGAATATGCGAAGGCACAGGCTGCTGCGCGTGAGAAGGAGCAGGCATTACAGGCACAGGCTGACCAGTTAAGGAAGGAATCTTATGAACAAATCAAGGATATTAACGCTCGGTCTGACAAGCTTATTAACAGCTTGCGCCAGCGCCCCGAGCGCCCCACCACCTCGGCAAGTGCCGTGTCCGGTGCCACCCAATCTTGCGGTGGAGCGAGTGGAGCGGAACTGGCAAGCCGAGATGCAATCTTTCTTGCAGGGTACAGTGCCGATGCCGCAAGACTCCAAGCAGCCCTCGACACCTGCGTCAAACAATACGAAGCCTTGAGGCCTAAGTAGCGCGTCTGAAGTAGTCAGTCGGGATATGGACCACTGGTTCTATATCCTGACTGTCCCCTCTATCTTTCCTGCCGCCTACGCCGTAGGTAACATCGCACCAGCCTTGCTTGTGGTAGAAGATACCGTCGCTCCACCGGACGATGACAATGAACTTGCCACCAATCTCTTGTGCCATTGCCTTGCCGTGCATCCATTTGTGCATTGATAGCATCAAGGTAGGATACTGACGGCGAGGATTGTTTCGGCACTTGAGTTCAGCAAATCCTTTGGCTTGTCCTTTCTTTGTCAGCATCCAGTCCACATGGTAGGCACGAGGCAGCTTGTGAAAGTCCACTTCCCACATGAGGTACAAAGCTTCTTGCACTTCTTTCTCTCGCTTTAGGTCTGCCTCTGTCTCATAGATGGGGCGCATTCTTTTCCTTCAGCTTGGCTTCGAATGTCTGTCTCATGGCGCACCCCTTTCGCGGATAGCAGCAGCATATTGGCTACCAAAGTAAAGGTCATCATCTTCAACCATCTCACATAGCTTCGCGCACTCCTCCCGTTCCGTTTCCAATAGCCGTTTGATGTCATGGATACTTGCTGTGTAAAGAGAAACTGGGAATTCAAATCCTTGCACTTTGACTTCTGTGAATCCAGCCTCCCGTGCCATGCGGATAATGTCTTCTGTATTCATTTTTTTCCCTATGTTTAGTTGTCGCTTACGCCACAGACTCATTTCAGATCGTCCAAATCCGACAAGTCTCTGGCTGTTGTGAGTACCGCTATGATTGCTTGCTCTGAACTGTTGACAACATTGACATGGCCGCGCCAATCTCTATGCCAGATTATTTGGTCTGGCGTTAGCTTCTGTTGCGACGGTGACTTGTTGCCGTCCTTCACTTCTAGCAGGATGTTGAACCCCTTATAGCCGACGAGCAGGTCCGGGCATCCAGCGCCTACGCTATGCAGATGCTGAACGGAACAGCCAAGAGTCCGCAATGCTTTGACGATCTCCTTCTGGTTGTCATCTACCTTTGCGGCTCTCATTCCATTCCTTTCTTTTTATCAACACATCATCTTTTACTGAGTCGTACTTGTCGCATTCATGAACGGTTCGGATCGGCATGAAGACAGCGCCTTTGCTATACAAGTCAGCTGCCATACATCTACCGAATCCGACTCGAACATGAGACGGATAGTCTCTCAGGTTAAAGTTCACACAGTGTAGGCAGAACATTATTTTTTCCATAGAAACTAGGTGACTTTAGTTCTTTGCACGATAGGCAGACCCAGCGTCTTGTCCTTCTACACTCTTTCCACTCGCCACCGTCAGTCTCTCGGTGGCTGTTGCAGGCGCTGCACCACTTTAGGTTTGCGCTTGTCTTCGCACTTTGGCTCATCGATTATTCTCTGTTGACTTGAGATGCCGTCCTTGTAGCCACGCTTGTACTCGCCGATGCTTTTGTCAGCGAGTACGATAGCGCCCCAGTAGATTACCGCCATCATGCTGGCGATTGCGACGATGTTCATCATAAGAGTGCCTTGATGTCTTTAATGGGTACATCGAATGTCTCATGCACTTTCAGGATGAGGTTGGCTGTGACTGGCCTGCCTGACCTGAACTTGCTGACGGCAGATGGTCCGACCTCTAGCATATGTGACAACTGATAGTCACTTCTGATACCGAATCTTTCTATCAAAAAATCGAATAGGCGATGCGGCTTGTTGTTTACTTTTATTTTGCTCATGTTGGTATTCTCCCCATGTTTGTTTGACATCTGTCTCTACTGATTTGCGCGGAACAAAGCGAGTCGGATCGCTCTGATCCTGTTCGCATATGTACTTCTTGCGGTCCCGTAGATACTGCTTTGCTATCTCAAGTTTGACGTTGTGGTCCATGATCTTCCTTCACGTTGTCAGATTTGCCTTCCTCTTCCCGCATCTGGTGGCCTAGCCAAGCCAGTCTGGTCTGGTGGCCTTGCGTTAGCACCACCTTGACTAGCGTGGGTGTTCGCTTGATCGTTGGATCGTTGGCTTCTCGCAGTTCACGCAGGGCTGTCATCCTTGCTCTGGGTGCCGCCCTGCCTGCGCCAGCGGTCTTGTCTGCCAGCGCGTTGTACTCTTTGAGCCACTCTTCCAATGACGATAGTTCCTGCGGGTCTTTGCGAGGTGTGTACAAAAGCCATCCACCCCCAGAAGTTTCTGGTTCCTCTGGTTCTGCGACGACTTCTACTACCTCTGCTTCAACGGTAACTGTACCATCGACCACTTCTACAGCGGCTTCCTGATAGGAAGGTTCTATTACTTCAGGCGAAGCGATAGCATCCAATGGATTCTTAGGCGTGATGTCTTTTGCTTCTTGCTTGGCTTCTGCTGGGTAGTCATCTGCTTCCTCTGTGGTGATGAGTCCTTTCAGTGCATCGGGGAAAGCATCCCTCAAAGCAAAACCTCTGGCTCTCATTTGCAACATTCTCTTTGGGTAGGATGTCCAAGGACCTTGTTTATTCCACAGTCCTGCCCTCTTTGCGTCCTCGACTGAGAACTTAGCTGTGACGGGCTTACGGCCCCTTCTGTGGGCGATACAGACGGCGACAGGGTTTGGTGTACCTTCGCCCTCAAAGAACTCTTCTACGCCCTCACAGGCTGGGTGTGCCTGCACCAGTGCCATTGCTGCGTCACCGTAGACTGATGGCTTGCCGTTGATGACGCTGATGTTTTGCAAAGCCTGCATGGGTGCAAGTCCAATCTCGTTGCCCCATTGGATAGCGACTAGGATATCCAGTGGCTTACCTGCATAGGCTTTGGGGACTAGGTTGGATGCTGCTAGTTCGCCTGCGAAGGTCTTGGCTTCGGAAAATGTTGTCGGCAGGAATCCGTTTCTGACTGTCACATTGCTCATTGTTTTTTCTCCTTGATGGTTAGGCTTGATTGCCTGATGGAGTAACCCTCTTTGGCGGGGATGACTCGCTCTGTTGTTGCTTTGTAGTGGCGCATAGGCCAGCTTACTTGGTACTTCCCGATCTCAGCTTTGGTAGCTGTTTGCATTGCTTCTTTGATACGTTTCTCTCTGTCATCTATGATGTCTTCGCATTGCTTGATGTCCTGCTTGGCTTCGTAGATGTCTCGCGCCCACGTTTCGAACTCACCTGCTAGGTGGACTGTGGCATCTTCGGCAGTCCCCCATGTTCTGTTGGCATCATCACTGTTGACAGGTGGATAGTAGTCAATATGCCTCTCTGCTTTCCAGATGTCAAGTCTACGTTGAAAGTCGAGCGTAGCTTTCTCGATGGCCCGAAGGGTTGGCTCGTGCGGTTTGAAAAGGAAAATCCGTAACTCTGTACCGCGATAGAGGACTGCCAGAGCGCCCCATTTAGCGCCTGTGATGTCCATCTGTGCCTGTAGTTGGATTGGTCCCCTGTACAAAGCTGGGGTATGTTCTGGAGCGACTGAGGTTAGCTTGGCTTCGATGATGCCGACACCGGTTAGCTGCATGATGTCGCCGTCCATGACCATGATTCCCTTGTCGGGGTCATTGGAAACCACTATTGCGTTGCCATTTGCTACAGCATCTATGCTACAGGCCAGCGGCAGCAAAGGGTGGAAGCGAGGTTCAGGGTGATGAGTTATCAGATCGGTAACGCCTAATCGCTCTGCTGCTTTTTCAATGATGATTCGCTCGAGCGTGTCACCCCACTGCATTGCTTCATTTTGTGGTGATGTTGAATCGATGCCGTTTATAGCTTCTATGCCAGCTTGTAGCTCGTCATTTGGGCTTCTGTATTTGCTGTATCCCATGACGGCAGGCAGGCGGGAAGCCGAGAGCATTGTATTGGGTGTAACTTTTCCGACCATGATAGACCCCTTATTAAAATGGAAAGATAACGCGTTCGATGATGCGTTCAATCATTGAGTGATTGATTGAGTAACCTTGTTGCTCTGATAAATGCAATAAATGCAATACTTGGTATGCGTCCTGCTCGGTAATGTCCGGGTTTATTTCCTGAACTACGGCAAGGGATACAGGGATTGAGGGTTGCTTGGCTAGGCAGACAGGCATGGTGGCTTCCTTTCGGTTTATAGGGCTTTAAAAAAGCCGGAGGGCATCCGGCTTGGTGCTGCAAAGAAAATGGCTTGTAGGGCCTGTATTAGAACGAGAGCAATACAAAAAGAAAAGCCCACATTATCAGGAAAGCTACAAAGCCTCCGATCATTTCGAGAATGTTCATTTGACCCCTTTTATCAATCCGTTTTCCATGATGACATTGGCAAAGAATTCTCTGCCTTGGCCGGTAATGTGCGGTCTATTGGCACCCGTTAACATCCCATCGGGCTTGTATTCGGGTCCAAACATCGATGTCTCGATGTACTTTAAAGGCTTGCCGATGGAAGCTTTGAGTTCTTTTTTGGATGGGTAATTAAAGATAATCATTTTGCATTTTCCTTTCAGGTTTAAGCAGCTAGCTTGATAGATATTACTTTGTGCATTTTCTTACCATGTGCCGGGTAAGCAATAACCTTGACCTTTTTGTCGTAGCAGGCTCGGCATCCGTTACACTTGCCCTCGTTTTCATAAGCTTGGCAAAGTGTCATCCCCTTCTTGACATCTTCGGCTGTCGGGATAATCACTGAGCCGTGCAAGCCCTTGGTATAGTCGCCTGTCACGCTGTCGGATGAGAACCGCACGGAAACATTTTTCAATGCTTGCATTTCCGACAATACTTGTCTGAACTTCGGGAACTTGTACATCCGGGTCGGTAGCCAATGATTGCACCAAGGGGTCCGCTTCATTACTTCGAGAATCTTTTCAGCAAGAGCCAAGGTATATATATCGCCTGAATCAAACCAGCGGAAAAACCTGTCTTTGGATAGCTCGGCCACCATGTCATCCGACCATGTCATCCGTTTCCAATCCTCTTGGTTGTGTAGCCTTGGAGCCTTGACATTAGCGAAGCGATAATTGCCTGTCGTTGCATAGCATCCCTTGCAAGCATCGACAAGTTCACCCGGAGCGGCAACAGAGCCGGGACAGGTATCAATGGCCTGCAAAGACCAAGAACGGATGCCATCAAGCTTTGAGGTAACAGATATCTTCATTTGTTCCCCCGATCAGACTATCGATTGTTCGTGATTCAGAGCAACGAAGCCGCCACCCATCAATACAGCACCACATAGGCAGAGAATTCCGCAGGCACTAACAGGGGCTGAAATGATGACAGCGAAGATGGTGAGGATGAAAAATACTAGTGATGAGAGGATGAGAGCTGTTGAGTCTTTCATGATGTCGTTTCCTTTTATGGTTGACGTTTATCAAGTGCTACGGATTGGAGTATAGGCATTGCTTGGCAAATGACAAGTAATATATTTTAATCATTGCCTGCATTGTGATAGATTCCGCAAATGACACATAAGGCTACTCTATTAAGGTTGCGCCCCGAAGTTAGGGAAATGCTCGACAAGCTTGCGGCAGATCAACGCAGGTCAAGGGTGAGCATTGTTGAAGCGGCAGTACGGGAATATTACCGCAGCAGAGAGAGTACTGAAGACAAACTTAGTAGGATGATAACTAATGCAAAGCTTTGAACTACCGGATGAACCGATCATTAAGCAGCATAGACCGCAGGATTTGCGGAAGTATTCGATTGTGCCGATCAGAGCAGCAGCAGACAGAAGGATAAGACCAGCGGCAATGCGCGTATTGCTAACAGTATGCAGTTATGCGAACAGAGCAGGCTTATGTTGGCCGAGCCATGCCAACGTAGGCAAAGCCCTCGGCGTATCAAGACAGGCAGCAGGCAGGCAGATAAGAATCTTGAGAGAGCTAGGTTATTTCAAGGTAGTCAAGAATCATAGCTACGGCAAGACAGCGCAGATCATCAGGGTTGTCTATGATGAAACATTGTCAAATAGTAACCTGATGGATTCGATCAAGTTCGAAGACTTGCCGCCAACCTTGCAAGCTTGGAAGGAAAAGGAAACCATCGAATTGTTAAATCAGGACAAAGAAGCATTTAACAATGTTGCAGTAACGGCAAGTGAGAGTAAGGGTGAGGAGCTAGTTGGAAGAGCATATATCGCAAGATGGATATCTCTCAATCGCCAAGCAGGTTTTAGCAGGATTGCAACTCCCGAGGATGAGGTAGTCATTGCTGAGTTAGCAGCGGCAGGGGTTACTGTGCCTGTACTTGACGACATCGTACTGGCTACCCTTCGCTCTGTAGCAGGCACAAGCAGAGAGCCGCCGCATAGAATCAGTGCATTTCGCAGGCAGGCAATCGATGCCATATTGAAAAGGGACCATGCTCCCCCCCTACCGTAGGTATGTGGGCGTGGGTACTCCGCTCAATTTTTCCCAGCTTTTTAGCCGCTTGCAGGTCTGCGATGGCCTTGTTCCACTGCCTTGTTTATAAGGTATAGGCCCGGAACCGAGGGAGGTTTAGAACTTTTAATTATATAAAATGGGGAGTCTCGGTTCCTCTGGGCTGGGCGCTGGCCCGGCAGTGGTGAGGTTGAGGCTAGGTACCTCACGGGGTGGACGATAGAACACCTAACCCATATTTTTTTTATGGGTGTAATCCATTGCTGGATGCTTGCTCTTGTTTATCTAGGCTAACAGAGGTGTCAGTCTCTGCAAGAACTATGTGTCCCGATATTCTCTACCTGATCCCATCCGGGGGTATGAATAAGGAGTACCGTCCTATTCGCCACGTTTATTCCCTTGGTCGCAAGCTACCTACGGGAGGGCTGGGTCATAGCCCCGAAATGAAGTATAGTGGATGAGCAGAATACTGCAAATAACTTTTAGTAATCTCTTTGGAGAGCCATATGAACTACAGTAACAAGCCATATGAGTTGCAGGATGACAGAGGGAATCTGTTTTTAAATAAGAAGAAGGGTGAGAATAGCCCGGACTGGTCTGGGAAGATAAAGTTGAACAGTCAGTTGTTTTATTTGTCTGCGTGGGAAAAGAAGACGAAAACTGGCGATGTGTTCTTTTCGGTAAGGCTTGGGAAGATGGTGCCAGCAGAACCTACCCAGCATAGTATAGATAAGGGCAATAGATATGCCCCCGGCGATAGGAAAGAGACGCTGGATGAAGAAATCCCATTCTGATATATTGACAGGGGGAAAGCGGATTTTACTGTTCGGCATATGCCCCCACGCGGCAGAAGTTCAGTAATGGAGCGAGTACCCATCCTATAACCCCAAGGGGAGCCACATGACCTACCTGTTAGCAATATCACTAAGCCTGCCACCGCCAGATACTTTAGAAAAGTGCTTCTGGCGACACTACTGTACGCTAGAGAAGTGCGTCAGTTGCTCAATCTGCTGTTATGAGTCATCCTGTATGAAAAGCTGTTTCTGAAATACGGGGGAAAGCTGTGTCGATCATTAGTAGGTCGTCAAGGGTTACAGTGAGTACCCCACCCGATATTTTGGAGTACGCCCTGCGACTAGCGGGGTTTAGCCCAGCCGCAGGTGGCGCAGGTTTTTTTTGTTTGTTTTTCCCTGCTAACAGCGGCAGTGTGGAACCGGCCCCTTAAGAATCGGTGAGACCACACGGACACCTCGGAAAGACGAGGATCACCCTAAAAGACTATGAGCGTAAGCAAACAAATACCATCGATTAAGAACTGGGGCGGCGTTCGCAGAATCCAAGAACGATTAGGCGGCTCCACCACCATCGCTAAAAACAGAGAAGCAGTGGCCTATGCCCTGCTAACCATCGCTAATACCAAGTTGACCGACATCATGGAGTGGGATGAAACCGGCAACATTAAGGTAAAAGCCAGCAAAGACATCCCAGAACACGCCCAGCAAGCCATTAAGTCCATCAAGGTCAACGAACGCTACGACAAAGAAGGCGGGTGCGTCAGAACACTAGACATCGAACTGTACGACAAGGTGGGTGTACTACGCATCTTAGCCAAAGCCTCTGGCTTACTAGATACCGTCGAGGATTCCGATAAACCGAGCGTGATCGGTATCAACGTCAAAGCCCCTGAAGTCATCGACGCAGAGGAAGTCCGTGAGCAAAACTAAAGAAGCAGGCACCAAAGAGATGCCCGTAACCGGGCTGAACTTAGACTTTTCCACCAGCCCAATGGTGTGGAAGTTCCTGCAATCCAAAGCATTCGTTCGTGGAGTCATGGGACCAGTAGGTTCTGGCAAGTCATACGCCTGCTGCGCTGAGATCATGATGAAGGCCGTGCAGCAAAAGCCTTCTCCGATTGACGGCATTAAATACAGCCGCTTTGCGATTGTCCGAAACAGCTATCCCATGCTGAAGACGACAACCATTAAGACATGGCTCGACCTGTTCCCAGAAAATACTTTCGGGCCACTGCTATGGACACCACCAATTACCCACCACATCCGACTGCCTGCGAGAGAAGGTGCCGCTGGAATCGATTGCGAAGTCATCTTCCTTGCACTGGATCAGCCAAAGGATGTCAGAAAGCTGCTGTCGTTGGAGTTGACCGGTGCATGGGTCAACGAAGCACGGGAACTACCAAAAGCAGTCATCGATGGACTGACACACCGAGTCGGACGATACCCGACTAAACGTGATGGTGGGGCAACTTGGCACGGCATCATCATGGATACCAACCCAATGGATGACGACCATTGGTGGTTCAGACTGGCAGAAAAGGAGAAAATGAGTGGGGCCTTCAAATGGGAGTTCTTCAGACAACCCGGTGGAGTCGAAGAAGCAGATGTTGCAGAACTTCCAGAAAATCCTGAAGCTAACGATTGCATCTATAGTGCAGGAAGATGGTGGAAAAAGAATAGCAAAGCTGAAAACATCAGCAATCTACCAGCAGGCTACTACCAGCAAATGCTCCTCGGAAAAAACCTAGACTGGATTCGCTGCTACGCCGAAGGTAAATACACTTACGTCCAAGAAGGCAGACCCGTCTGGCCTGAGTACGACGACAACATGATGTCAGCCGACTTGGATTACGACATGAGCCTGCCCATCCATGTTGGCCTCGACTTCGGTTTGACCCCAGCCGCCGTCATCGGGCAGAAAACAGGCGCAGGTACATGGAATATCCTGCACGAAATCGTCACCTTCGACATGGGTCTTGAGCGTTTCGGCCAGCAATTACTGGGTGAACTGAACGCCAGATACCCAAAAGCCCAAGTATTAGTGTGGGGCGACCCAGCAGGTATGCAGCGTGACGCTATTTACGAAGTCACCGCCTTCGATCACCTGCGAACACTGGGTTTACGCGCACAACCTACCCCCAGTAACGACTTCAAAGTACGTCGGGAAGCCGCAGCCGCACCCATGCAACGCCTAATCGGCGGTAAACCCGGCCTGCGTGTGGACAAATCCTGCAAACTTCTTAGGAAATCACTAGCCGGTGGCTACCATTTCAAGCGAATCTCAGTCGGCGCAGGACAAGAACGCTTCCGGGACGCACCCAACAAGAACGAACACTCCCACGTTGGCGACGCATTCGGGTATTTACTACTAGGTGGCGGCGAACACCGCAGAATGACCAAGAATTCCCACCTGCCCACAGGAACTTTCACCGCACAAACCATCGCTAACAGCGATTTCGATGTCTTCGCATGATCGCCTTCGACTTAAACGAGCAAGTCCGTCGCCCCAATGGGGCGATTTTTATGCCCTACGCACCTGACCATGTTAGTTACATAAATACTAACAACAAGGACATTCTCTGTATTGGGGATAGCGTTTCTCGTGAGCAACTGGTGACCGCTCAAGCCAACATGGGAGAAGCCACAACCGTCATGATCCACGGTCAACCCGTCGGCGTGTTCGGTATGGTGCCACTTTGGCCGGGTGTCGCCGAGATGTGGTTCATCCCAGATGAACGTCTACGCGCCTATCCTATATTCATGACCCGTGGCGGCAGAGCATTTATGGATATATGCGCGATATCCTACAGTTTACACCGGCAACAGATTACAGTAAGGTGCGACCACGAAGCAGCGGTTAAATGGGCGAATGCTATTGGCTTTAAGCAAGAAGGTATCTTAAAAGCCTATGGAACAGATAAGGCTGATTTCTACATGATGAGCATTGTGAGGCAAACATGAGCGGATTATTTGGCGGCAAAACAGACAGGCTAGTCAAACAACAAATGGAAATGCAGCGCCAAGCTAATGAGCGCGAGTCGGCACGGATTAAAAAACAAGAAGACCAATTAGCCGAAATGAAAACAGAAGAAGCAATGCGGATGCAGGCGCAAGCCAGAGCTAGACGGCGTGGCGGTCAACGCGCACTGCTGTCTGCCGAGCGCATGGATGCAGAAGCGGGTGTACCACAATTGGTCGTAATGGAATAAGGAGCTAATTATGAGCAGTATAGCTAAAGGTGTTGGAAGCATTTTTGTAAGAGCAGGTCAGGCGCTAAGTGGCAAAGAACGTCGGCCAACAGGTCAAGCACCATCAAGCATGGGCGAACCTGTTGGACCTGCTGCCAGAATTGCAAGCCCTGAAGAAAAAAACTTAGCACTACGTCGTCGCCGTGGCACCCGGTCATTGCTGTCGCAAGAACGGATAGATGCTGAAGCTGCTTCTTCTACCCTTGCTGGTCAGCAGACAACGCTCGGAGGAATGTAATGGAAAAGTCCGACAAGATGAAGAATAAAGTCACGAAGGTGATGCGCGAGTACAAAGCTGGCAAGCTGAAATCTTCTAGCGGACAAAAGGTTAAGTCACGCGATCAGGCAGTTGCCATTGCAATGTCCGAAGCCGGATACAAGCAGAAAGGCAAGTGATGAAAGAAGTCTGGGATAAGCCACGCCCGAAAGACTTGGGCGAACCGCAAAAACTCTCGCCAATGCAGAAAAAGGCAGCACAGATGATGGCAAAGAAAGCTGGCCGTCCTTACCCAAATCTCGTGGACAACATGAGAGCCGCTAAAGGGAAATAAGATGCTGAAGATTGAAATTGAAATGGGCGATGACGACGAAGAAGAGATGAAGAAGCCGTCAGCCCTGCAAAAGAAAGTGGCGCAGATTATTGCCAAAGAAAACGGCAGGAAGAAGCCCAACAAAGAAGACATGATGCGGGCTGCGAAAGTAGACGAGGAAGAAGAAAATGGCGACTAGAGCATTGCAGTTCGTGTCTGGCGACCGACACGCAAGGATTTACAAGTGGGAAGGTCTTCTGCAAAACGACGATGGTGCTGCGCTTCAGGTCGATGAATTCCACCACATCACAATTCATGGCTTCGGTAGCTTTTCTGGTAGCGCAAACCTCAATATCCTCGGCTCAAACAGCGGTACAAACTTTGCTGTTACTAAAAAGCATGACGTTGGATCAATGATCCTGACGGCTGACTCGATAGAAACTTTGCTAACAGAGCCACGGTTTATTAAGCCATCGATTACTTCTGGTAATGGAAGCACAAATATTAATTGCTGGGTGATATTAAGGACTGACGGGACGACATGAGTAAGCTGAAGGACCCTGAAGGTGGTTTGACAGCCGCAGGCCGAGCGCACTTCAAGCGTAAAGAAGGCGCAAACCTAAAGCCGGGTGTCAAAGGTGCAGCCGATACGCCAGAGAAGATGCGGCGTAAGGGGTCGTTCTTGACGAGATTCTTTACCAATCCGTCTGGCCCAATGAAGAAGCCCAGCGGAGAGCCAACTAGATTGGCGTTGTCAGCAAAAGCATGGGGCGAACCAGTGCCAAGCGACCGTTCTGCCGCAGCAAAACTGGCAGCAAAAGGCAGGGCTTTATTGAAACGATACGAAGCGAGTAAAAAATAATGGCTTACTCAGTTGAAGAGATCATCAAGCGTCACAAGACCGCACGGGCAAAGAAAGAATTGTTCCGTGATTTGTACGAAGACGCTTACGAATTCTGCTTACCTCAGCGTAACCTCTATGGTGGTGAATACGAGGGCAAAAGCCCCGGCCAGAAAAAGATGGCACGGGTGTTTGACTCGACCGCAATCAACTCCATCCAACGGTTTGCGAACCGGATGCAGTCAGGTGTCTTCCCGCCACAGCGCAAGTGGTGCCGACTAGAGCCGGGTCCTGATATTCCAGAGGACCGTCGCTATGAAGCGCAGGTTGCACTTGACCAGTACACAGAGAAGATGTTTGCTGCCCTAAAGCAGTCGAACTTCGATATGGTCATTGGCGAGTTTTTGCTGGACCTGTCCATCGGTACCGCTGTCATGATGGTGCAGCCGGGCGATGATGACAATCCGATCAACTTTACCCCCGTGCCACAGTTCTTGGTGAGCTACGAGGAAGGTGCGAACGGTCAGGTAGACAATGTTTACCGCATGATGCGTATCAAAGGCGAGGCAGTATTCCAGCAATGGAAGGGCGCTAAAGTTACTGGCGACCTTGCCCGGATGATTCAAGACAAGCCGACTGATGATTTTGACTTTGTTGAAGCTACCATCTACGACTATCGCCGTGGCGAATACCACTACTGCGTGATCCACGAACAATCAAAGCAGAAGATTTATGAGCGCCTGCTAAAGCGCAGCCCGTGGGTCGTTAGCCGCTACATGAAGGTGGCTGGTGAAATCTATGGCCGTGGTCCTGCGATTACCGCGTTGCCTGACATCAAGACGCTGAACAAAACACTGGAGTTGCTGCTAAAGAACGCATCACTGGCAATCAGTGGCGTGTACACCGCAGCCGATGATGGCGTGTTGAATCCGCAGACAGTGAAGATTATCCCCGGTGCGGTTATACCTGTGGCGAGAAACGGTGGTCCGCAAGGCGAGTCTCTCAAAGCATTGCCCCGTGCTGGGGATTTCAATGTCAGCCAGATCGTCATCAATGATCTTCGTCAGAACATCAAGCGTACCCTGCTAGATGAATCGTTGCCACCGGACAATATGTCGGCACGGTCGGCCACCGAAGTCGTTGAGCGCATGAAAGAGTTGTCGCAAAACCTTGGCTCTGCCTTCGGACGCTTGATTAACGAAACCATGATTCCTTTGGTATCCAAAATCCTTGAGGTGATGGATGAGAAGGGCTTGATCGTGATGCCGTTAAAGGTCAACGGTATGCAGGTCAAGGTGTCGCCAGTGGCTCCGCTGGCAATGGCACAGAGCATGGAAGAGATCAGCAACATCATGCAGTTCAAGCAGCTTGCCGAAGCGTTTGGCCCTGAAGGTCAGATGGCATTGAACAACGGTGAGACAGTCGATTACATCGGTGACAAGCTGGGTGTGCCTGCCACACTGCGGATGAGTTCGATTGAACGTCAGCAGGCAATGGCGCAGCAGGCTCAGATCGCCGCAGCAATGGCTGAACAGCAAGGTATGGTGCCAGCCGGTGCGACGCAAGTAGTAGAGCAAGCATCGGGTGAAATGGAAGAGGGGATGATGTAATGGACTACGGCAAGCGACCAGACGGTAGCCCAAAGGGCAAAGGATTCTTCGGTGAAATCCCACGCCCAGACGGCAATGTGATGACCGAGGTTAGCATTGGCGTAGGCTTAAACGGCAAGGAAACGCTGATCCCCTTGATCGTCCCAACACTTACCAAGCAGGAGTTGGATTACTTGCGTAAGAGCAATGTCGATTCACCTGACTTTATGAAGAACATACCGCCATCGATCATCGACAAGGCGGTTGATTATGCGGCTGGGAGAGTCAAACAGAACAAGTCTCCCTTTGCTGATTCCACGGAGAAGTTTAGTTTGCCAACAAAATAGGGAGAGTTATGGCTGGGTGGGATGATTTAGAAGCAATTCCTACAGTCGATGCGGCTGAAGTTATATCAAAAAGAGAAGAACTAGACCGCTTAGTGCAGCGTGTGTTTGGCACTGAGGACGGTAAAAAATTGCTGCAATGGATGCGAGAAGCTTACCTTGAGAATCCATCGTGGCAACCCGGTGCGGATAACAGTTATGGCTACTGGCGCGAAGGTCAGAACGCCGTTATCCGCGATCTTGAAGCTCGAATAAGGAGAGCCCTGCAATGACAGACACAGCAGATACTGGTGGCCTTCTCGCTGGCGAATCGATTGATTCCGCTGACGAGGCGACAACCCCGGAGGCTGGTGTAAGTGTTCCACATATTGACCAACCAACATCTCCAAACCTGTCCGCTGAGATCGATGACGATCCACTAGAGCGGCCAGACTATTGGCCCGAGAAGTTCTGGGTCAAAGACAAGAACGAACCCGACCTCGAAGGGCTGGCAAAATCCTACTCGGAACTGGAGAAAAAGTTTCGTGCAGGAAAGCACAAGGCTCCCGAAGGCGGTAAATACGATACTTCCGTGCTGGGCGAGGACATCTCCGATGATCCTTTGGCAAGTGCTTATGTGGGCTGGGCGGCTAAATACGGTCTAAGCCAAGAAGCATTTGACGAAATGGCAAGTCAGTTTGGCGAGATCATGGGCGCTCAGTCCGAGATGACCCAGCAAAATGCCGAGCGGGAACGAGCATTACTAGGTCCTAAAGCCGATGCCATCATCCAAGGCCATGCCCAGTGGGCAAGAGGTCTGGTGCAAAAGGGTATCTGGTCTGCGGACGACTTCGAAGAGTTTAAGGTCTGGGGCGGCACAGCCAAAGGTCTTAACGCTTTGACAAAACTTCGTGAGGCTTATGAAGGCCGGGTTCCTGTAGAATCTGTTCCTCTTGAGGGTGCGCCTAGTAAGGACGAACTCTACGAGATGGTAGGTCGCCCAGAGTACAAGACCGATCCACAATATCGGCGCAAAGTCGAAAAGCTTTTTCAGCAGGCGTTTGGCAGCTAACCTCCTCCTTCGTGGAGACTTCCCCGCTTCGGCGGGGTTTTTTTATTTGCAATTTCCAAAAATGTAGTGTATAAGCTTGTCACAAGGACAACCCTTGTGGCCCTTTATAGAAGTGAACCTTCTCGCATTGGCGTGGCGTAAACGCAAGTCGCGGCCCAGTAATTCTGGATAACCAAGGCAAAGAGTGTTTTTTTAACTTTTTGACGAGGTAATAATATGGCAATTTCAGTATCTAATGCCTTTGTTACCCTGTTCGATGCCGAAGTTAAGCAGGCTTATCAAGGCGAAAGCGCCCTGCGTAACACGGTTCGTCTTCGTACAGGTGTAGAGGCTGCAACCCACAAGTTCCCAAAAATCGGTCGTGGTGTCGCTAATGTTCGCGTTCCGCAAACTGACGTTACCCCACTGAATGTAACCTACTCGCAAGTTACTTGCACCCTGTCGGATTACATTGCTGCCGAATACTCGGACATTTTCAACCAAGCTAAGATCAACTTTGACGAGCGTCAAGAACTCGTTCAGGTTGTGTCGAAAGCTATTGCTCGTCGTCAAGACCAGTTGATTCTCGACTCCCTGACGAACTCCAGCACTTCTTTGACAGTTGCTTCCAGCGTTGGTGGTGCAAACACCAACATGAATCTGGACAAGCTGCTGGCAGCTAAGAAGGCACTGGATGCCAAGAACGTCCCTCCGACTGACCGCTTCATCATCATCCACGCTAACAACCTCGCGTCGTTGCTGGACGAGACAGAAGTGAAATCGTCTGACTTCAACACCGTCAAGGCACTGGTGGCTGGTCAGCTTGATACCTATCTGGGCTTCAAGTTCATCACCATTGGCGACCGCGACGAAGGTGGTCTGGCAATTTCGTCGGGTGACCGTAAAGTGTACGCATACCACAAGCAAGCAGTGGGTATGGCCGAAGGTATGGGCCTGACCACTCGCATCGATTACATCGCAGAGAAGACTTCTTATCTGGTTGCTTCGATGTTCTCGGCTGGTGCTGTGGCTATCGACGCTGAAGGCATCGTGGAAATCACTTGCGATGAAAACGGCGCGTAAAGGAGAGTAATCATGGCATTTTCAAGCACTGGTTTTGTAACCGTATGCGCTGCCAAATCTGGCAATGCACCATCAATGTATCTGTACAAAACAACAGATACCCAAGCCACGGTTAACACTGTGAGCTACTTTGACAGCATCGCATCGCTGTTAAAAGTCGGCGACATTATTTTTGTCTATGACGCTACTACCCCCAGCCTAGTGTTGACTTACGTCAACGCTGTGTCTTCAGCTGGAGTGGTTGACATTGCTGACGGTACGACTGTTTCGGCAACTGATACGGACTAACCCGTAGTTACGCAGTATAGGGCTAGTTCTGGGGAGACTTAGGACTAGCCCTTTATTACATGAGAGGTTGTTATGGCAGCAGGCGATACATCAATTCGAATCTGTTCTGATGCGCTATTGCTGATCGGAGCAAAGCCTATTTCGTCGTTCAGTGAAGGTACAGACGCAGCCAACATTTGCGACCGTATCTATCCCAACGTCCGCGATTCACTGCTACAGCAGTATCCGTGGGCTTTCTCATTCAAAAAAGTCTCACTATCCCAGATTCTTACTACCCCAATCAATGAATGGCGGTACGCTTATCAGCTTCCTGCGGATCGTATTGGCCCACCCCGTGCTGCATTTACCAGCACCGCTGTCGGTGAGCGCCCGTTCCAGCAATGGGAGCTTTATGAAGACAAGCTATTAACTAACTCGACAACAATAGTTGTTGACTATCAGTTCTCGGTACCTGAAAACAAGATGCCGGTGTACTTCGTTCAGTTGCTGAAGTACATGATGGCATGGCACTTGGCAGAGCCTTTGACCGATCAGGCCAGCAAGGCACAGTATTGGCAAGGTGTTGCGGTTGGCGCTCCGTCTGAGAATGGCCGTGGTGGCTACTTTCGCATTGCCGCCAACATCGAAGGCCAAGGCCAGCCACCGCAGTCGATTGAAGATTACAGCCTAATTGCTGTGAGGTATTGATGACACGCTTCATCAACATTCAGACTAACTTTACTTCGGGTGAGATTGACCCGTTGCTCCGTGCGCGTATTGACTTAAAACAATACGAGAATGCCTGCGAGAAGTTGACGAATGTTATTGTGCAGCCACAGGGCGGTGTGAAGCGTCGTTCAGGCTTAAAGTACATTGCAGAGATTGCTAATGCCTCGTCTGGCGCACGGCTAGTTCCGTTTGAGTTCTCGGTAACAGACAGCTATATGCTGTGCTTTACCAATAACCAGATGGCTGTCTTTAAGGATGGCGTACTGATTACGAACATCAATGCGTCTGGCAACGATTATCTAAGCACCAGTGGCGTTGGTTTGACAGGTTCTCGCTTAAACACCATCTGCTACACGCAGTCAGCAGATACAATGATTATTGTCCACCCGGACGTTGCTCCAGTTAAATTAGTGCGTGGTGCCAATGATGCGTCTTGGACAATATCTACGATCACTTTTGATTCGATCCCGTTTTACGCATTTACTCAGACCTTTACGAATCCTGCTGCGACGCTTACCCCTGATAAGACTTCTGGGACGGTTAAGGTTACGGCATCCGCTTCGGTGTTTACGTCTGGCAGCGTCGGGCAATACATCAATGCTACGCCGCAGGGACGGTTAAGGATAACGTCCTATGATTCTGGCACGGTGGTACGCGGAATTACTGAGATTCCCTTCTTTGATACAAACGCCATTGCCAGTGGTTCATGGGAAGTCGAAGGCGGCTACGAAGCTGTTTGGTCTAGCACTAAAGGCTGGCCGAGAACCGTCACCTTCCACGAAGGACGGTTGTACTTTGGCGGCAGTAAGTCCAGAGTGTCAACGATCTGGGGCAGCAAGGTAGGTTTGTTCTTCGACTTTAGACCGGACAGTGGATATGAAGACGATGCGCTTGAGGCAACTCTGGACACGAACCAGCTTAATACCATCGTTGATCTTATTTCAGCTCGTGATCTTCAAGTGTTTACTACTGGTGCTGAGTTCTATGTGCCGCAGTCTGGTCTGGACCCTATCACGCCGACCAACTTCTTTGTCAAAGGCGCAAGTAAGAACGGAGCAAAAGAAGGTGTCCGAGTTCAGCAGCTTGACGGTAGTACCATCTACCTACAGCGCCAAGGCAAATCGCTTAACGAATTCCTCTACACGGATACCGAAGCGACTTATGTAACGCAGCGCGTATCGCTGTTGTCTTCGCATTTGATGAAGAACCCAAAGCGTCTTGCTTTGCGGAAAGCAACGTCTACCGATGAAGGTGACTTGCTGCTGATACCGAATGTAAGTGATGGCACAATGGCGGTTTACACAATCCTGAGAAGCCAGCAGATTGTTGCTGCCACAGAGTTTACAACCGACGGGACGTTTGAAGAAGTCGGCGTAGATGTAACCGATATTTATGCACTTGTGAAACGAGTTATTGGTGGAACGAATCGTTACTTTGTTGAGTTGTTTACCGATGGTACTTTCACCGATTGTAACAAGACTGGTGGTGCTGGTTCTGGTGCTTCAGGCCTGCCGCTTAATGGCAAGACTGTTAATGTCATAGCCGATGGCGTTGTGCTAGAGAACGAGGTGGTGGCAAGTGGTGCGGTGACATTTGAACGCCCGGCTGCAACTAGCTACGAGGTTGGCTTGCCGTTTACCACTCGCGTCAAGACCATGCCTGTCGAGGTAAAGACAACGGCTGGCGTTAGAACATCGTTCAAGAAACGCATTGTTGAAGTCAATGCGATTGTTTACGAGACACAGCACTTTGTTATCAACGACAAGCTGGTGACGTTTAAGAAGTTTGGTGAAGACGTTCTTGACCAGCCTGAACCGTCATATACTGGCATCAAGGAACTTGAAGGCATCCTTGGCTACACCAGAGAAGCATACGTCGATGTCACGCAGACTTTGCCGCTGAAGATGACATTGCTTGGTCTTGAATATAAAGTGTCTACTTACGCGGGGACATAATGCAGGCTATTCCTTATATTTTTGCCGCAGTTGCCGCTGGCTCCAAGATTTATGGTGGCATCCAGCAGCAGAAAATGTACAACTTTCAGGCCGAGCAAACTCGCCTGCAAGGTGAACGAGAGGCTTTGAAAGGCCGCATTACTGCGCTGAACTACAACAATCAGGCATTGGACATTCTGAAGAACCAGCGCCGTTTCTACGCTGCGGTCAACGCTCGTGCAGCGGCTGGTGGCGTACTAAGCCAAGAAGGTTCTGCGGCAGAAGTTGCATTCCAGCAAGGTGTGCAGTCTAGCCGTGACTTTGACATTTCACGCGAGAACGCGATCCAATCACTGAATGCTGGCCTAGAGGCACAACTGGCTTCTGGCGTACAGGCAGACATCTACCGCTCGGCTGGTAAGGCAGCGATGACCTCGGCATTGTTCGATGCTGCTATTGGTTCCGTCTTTGCGTTCAAGGCAGGTATGGACTTAAGAACGCCTTCATATGGCGGTAAAGACATAGGTGATATTTGATATGGCTGAATTACCTAAAGTACAAGCCGCCAATGTACAACGTGCAGCACTTGCTGACGTTCCTTCTTTGCGCTTTGAAGACTTAGCAGTCACTGCCAGAGCTGGCGGCAACATTGGTGATGCCCTTGATCGGATGTCGCAGTCCTTGTTTAAGGCACAAGAAGAAGATGTTCGCCGCAAGGCAGCAGAGTATGCAATTGAGAGGCCACTGACTCCAGAACAATGGCGTGACATTCGCCGTGATCCTAAAGAGCTAGACAAATACTTTAAGGGTCAGGGTAAGGTTTTCAAAGAAACCTACATGGCCGCGCAGGCATCGCAGCTAAGTTCCGAGTTGACGGTCCGGCTTGAGAACCAGTTTGACCTGTTAAAGAAAAAGCTTGAGCTAGGCGAGATTACCGAGCAACAGGCTGTGGCTACGGTGCGTGATGCAATTGACGGTGCTATGCCTGTCGTTTCGTCTATGAGTCCAGAAGTCGGCTTAAAGTTTAAAGCCAATGTGGCTATGCGCGGATCGTCTGTGTATGAAAAAGCCGTGCAGCTAACGGCAAGACGTACTAAGACGACTGATGAAATTGTATTGAAGCAATATATTGATACGTTCCCAGACCAGATTGATTTCCAAATTAGCAAGCTAATTGGAAGCGGTGCGCCTGTTGACATGAAGCAGATTGAGTCTGTTGTATTAAGAGACCCTGCCATGTTTGCCGCAAAGCATGGCGATGAGACTACATTCTTTACGCCTGCAAGAAAAGCTTTCCGAGCTGCTATTACCGCAAGAATCAAGGATGCTGTCAACTCGCCTGCTGCTTTGGACAATCCACAGATTGTTCAGAAAGCATTGCAAAGTGGAGAATTCAATATCAAGGTCAATGTTGCCGGTAACGAAGTGCCGATTGACTTGCAGGCCGAGTGGAACTATCTAAACGACGAAGAGAAGAAGTCGGTTCGCGAAGAATTTAATGCTGCATTCAATGCGCGTTATAACTTAATTACCAAAAGCCGTGAGATTGATAAGTTGACTTCATCTCGGGCGGTTGTTGAAGTTGCTGAAGGATTGAAGAGTAAGTTGCTGGCTTTGGATGCCAATGATCCGGGCGTGAGTGAAGCAGGCATCTCTGAGTTCTTGGCTGGGAAAGCCAAAGAGTTTAATAGTACGGCTTCGGCTGTCAATTCCCCTGAGATTACCAAAGCTGCATCGGACGGCCTGATGGTTGTTTATAAGCAGTTTATCTCTGACTTTGTACAAACAAAGATGACATCGGACCAGCAGAAGAGTTTGGAGCTTGGTCAGTCTGCTGCTGGAAACAACTCGAAGGCGATTAACTACATTTTCCAGTCGGCTGATCTGGCGACTAGGGTTGAACTTCAGAAGCATCTGCGTGATGAAATCATTGCGCGTAACTCATTCCTTGCCAGCGAAGACCGTCGTGTAGAAGACGCTCGTAAAGATGCGGTAAGAGAAAAAATACAAATAATCTTTGGGAAGCCTAGAAATTCCCCAGAAGTTAAAGTTGCGCTTGCTGAACTAAAAACGCTTGATTCCCTCAAGTGGACTGATATTACTAAAGCATTTGCTGCTGGCCGCACTCAAGATGATGCCGGCACAATTCGTCAGCTACAGATTGCCAGAGCGAATGGCACACTGAATACAGACATGGTGTTGCGGTTAGGCAGCAACTTGACAATAAATTCTCAAGAGCAATACTTTGGTTATGCTTTGACAACATCTGACAAAGAGAATGAGATTGCGCTGACCAAGGCAAGAAACCAGCTTAAGTACACCAGAGACATTGCTGCTGCGGTCAATAAGACGGCTTCTGACATTGAGGCACAGAACTCCTACATTGCTGTTGAAACGGAGTTTTCTAATCGTTTCCTTAAGAATCGTCAGCAAATTGGTGCTAAAGATTACAAACCTTGGAATGCTGTGCAGGAAATGGATACCCTGCTGAAAGATGCGGTCAAGGAAAAAGAAGTTAAGGTTATTAATGGCGCTCGATCAAGGGTCGATTCGTTCCGTAATACTTACCTGCCTAAAGGCAAGACATACACGGATGACGAGATCAGGAAGCAGATTCAGTTGAGCATCAGCGGCCAGAAGAGCGACATTACCATCAAGCTTTCACCAACGGATTTGAACTTATACGTCAATGATCTGAATGCCCTGAAAGGAGCGAAGTGATGGACTTCGATCAGGAATATCTAAAAGCTAAGATCATGAAGTCTAGCGAGGAACCGCTGGACATGAGACTAGATGCTGATGGCGTGATGCGTTACTACCTGCCTGAAGCAGAAGTGGCGATGGAAGAAGCGCCTGCGCCTGCGCCTGCTGCTGCACCGTCATTGCCGGAGGTTGTGGTTACTGGCAACTTGCCGAAGCCTGCGAAGAAGGTTGTGAAGCCACCAGTGTCGCCAAAGCAAGGTCAGCTTGATCTGGGTGAGGCCAAGGCAATCCAGCCTACTGGGGCCATGAGCGCACTAAAGAGCGTGGGTCAGCTGATCCAGTCTGGCGCTGAGAAGATTGACTTTGATGTGCTGGGCTTACCCGGCATTGGCACACTGACGCTGAAAGACTTGACCGTTGGTGACTTGGGTAAAGTGCTGGTCAACATTGCTGAAGGCTTCCCGCCTGTGACTGGTAGTGGTCAGACGTTAAGCCCAACAATGGAGTCGGCTGAACTGATTAACTTGGCTCCGGCAGCAGGCTTGGCTTATAAGGGCGGCAAGAAAGTAGCCAAATCACTAGCTCCGGCTGCTGGCGAAATGCTTGCAAAGTATGCAGAAAAAACTGGCATTACACAGTTTGCGTTGCCACGGGTTGATTCCATTGAGCGATTTCCAGTTGGGCCAGCAAATATTAAACCCAAAGTAATTGCTGAAAACAAACCTTTGTATCGTGAAACTAATGTTGATGGGTTGACTGATTTGTTGAGACAAGACGGCCAGTTTTCTTATGCCAATGTCTTTGTTACAGACAATGCTGACATTGCGCTTGGTCAAGGCGTAAATAAAGGTGTTACTGTCAAGTTTAGGCCAAACTCTGTCAGTGGTGAAGAAAACAAAAAGCCAATGACAGGAAACTTGGCTGGTCGAGAATATAAGGCAGACGTTGTGGCTCCGAGATCAATTGAGTCAATTACCTTTGCAAAAGAAGCTGATCTAAAGAAGGTAAAGAGTTTGGCGGCACGAGTTCTTCAAACAGAGTTTGAGCGCGTAAGTGATGGCGGCAAAGGCATTACGTTTGTCCGTAAAGCAACCAGCACTGAAGGTAGAAAGTAAATGGCTATCCAACAAGGCATTGAGAACAAGCTGGATCAGATGACGGCATCTGTTGCTGCTGAGACTATCCCAGTACCGGATGCGTCCCCAATTGATGTTCAGGAAGTTGAGCAGGAAGTTGCTGTCCAGACAGGTGTTGCGCCAGAAGAGTTCCCTGAGTACGAGCCGTTAGCCGGTATCGGTGAGAAAGTCGGTGGGCTTGTCATCAAAGGCGCTAAGAAGATGCTGCCGAAGAAGGCGGCTACCACAGTCGAGGAAGCGGTTCAAGCTGTCCCCAAGGTTATTGAGCGCGTCAAGAATGCCACCAAAGCTGCTGAACAGCGCAGCGTAATGATTGATGAGCCGGTTGAGCCAAAGGTCCGTGGTAATACCATCACAATTATGCCGGAGACTGAAGCCGGTATGCAGTCGTTTCTGGATGGCCTTGGCGCTCAGAAGGGTAAGGGCATCAACATTGTCCGTCTGATCGACGATGCCACTGGCGATGCAAGGGATAGCCTTGAGTATCTGAATGCAATCAAGAACGCCAACCCTGATCTGATTGAGTCTGCCCGTCGTGGCACATTGAACATGGATGCGTTGATGGCTGCGGCTGAAGCCCGTGGCATGGACGACATCGTTAAGATGTTCCTGAACCGCAAAGAGGGCGAGGTCTTCAATGCCGAGGACTTCTTAGCTGGTTTCATCTCATCGGTTGCGCTGAACAACGAAGCCCGTGCTTTGGGCAAGAAGGCTATCCAGACTGGCACAGATGCCGACAAGGCTGCATGGCTGAAGGTTGTCAACGCTGAAGCCGATATGCTGGCCTCGGTGTCTGGTGTGGCAAGTGAGAGCGCCAGAACCATGTATACGGTCAGTCAGTTGGCACAGACCACTGGCATTGACATGGCATCGATTGCTGGCCGCTCACAGAAGATTCAGCAGATTGCCAGAGACTTTGGTGGTGGCAAGAACATTGATGTTGCTATCCGGCTATACGAAAGCTTAAACAATCCTGCCCAGCAGGCACGGTTTATTAAGAAAAGCATTGGTGCCAAAACTGTCGATGCCTTGATGGAGATTTATATCAACTCCATCCTGAGTAGCCCAGTCACCCACATGGTCAACGTCACATCGAACTTTATTCGATTGGTCGCTGACATTCCTGAGACAGCATTGGCTGGTGTTATTGGGAAGGCAAGGACTACGATTACAGGATCAAAGGATCGGGTGTATTCCAGCGAGGCATTTGCTTCGTTGTCTGATCTACCTGAAATCATGCGTGACTCGTTCTTGATTGGCGGCAAGGTGTTTGCCCGTGGTGAGCCTGTCAGCACTGTCAGCAAATTGGAATTAGATACTCGTAAGGCAATCACTGCTAAGAACTTTGACATCCCTGAGAACAGTCTTGGTGGCCGTGCTGTCGATGTGTTGGGTAACTACTATCGGTTGCCGGGCAGATTCTTGGTGACAGAAGACGAAGTATTTAAGTCGGTAGCTTCCCAGCATTTGCTGCGTAAGGCGGCAAAGCGGGACAGTATGAAACTGTACGATGACCTGCTAGAGCAGAAACAGACTAAAGAGTTTGCTCGTGCTGCTGCCTCAAAGCGGTATGCCGAGATAATGCAGAACCCGCCAGAGAACATCATTACTGATGTCCGTGAAGGTGCAAAGGAGATGGTATTCCAAGGCGATCTGCCTGACTTCCTTGCGAAGATGGAGCCGTTCTTCAACCACCCGGCTGTCAAGCTGATCGTCCCGTTCTACAAGACACCCAGCAATGTCATCCTGCAAACACTAGAGCGTAGCCCGGCACAGTTCTTTAATCCAAAGTTTTATCAGACTTTGAAGGCTGGTGGTTCTGAAGCTGATCTGGCTTTGTCCAAGGCAGCACTAGGTTCGTCTGCATTTAGCATGATTGCTTGGGGCGCTATGGGTGGCTTTGGCGACAACGTGATGATTACTGGTGCTGGCCCTAGTAACTTTGCCGCACAGGAAAACTTGCAGGCAATGGGCATCATGCCGTACACCATCAACTTCAAGGATGCTGATGGCAACTGGACTGGCTACAGCTACAACCAGCTAGGACCGGAGGCTGGTGTCATTGCGATGGCTGCTGACTTTGCCTACTACGCCCAGCACGAAGAAGACAACTCAGTGCTTGAGAATTTGGCATTGGCGATGACTCTTGGAACAGCCGAGATTATGACTAGCCTACCTATGGTCGAAGGCATTGCGGACATCTCGAAAGCCTTTGGAGCGCAGCAGCCAGAATTAAGGGACAAGCTGAAAAGATTTGGCGAAGTTTCCTCAGAGAAAGTTGTGTCTGCTGGCCTGAATGTCTTCCCAACTGTCTCGTCTGGCTTTGCAGCCACAGAGCGTTGGATCATGCCTGATGGCTCCAGCACAAGGCTGCCAGCCAAGGGTATGCTTGGTGAGGACCCTACTCGGCTTCCATTCTATTTGCGAGGCTTCTACGAGGCGCTACAGAAGGCCAAGGGCCGCAACCCGTTCTTCTCTGAGGATGTGCCACCAAAGCTTAACCGCTGGGCTGAAATCGTCCCACAGGGTAACGGCTCTGGCTGGGAGATGCTTACCCCGTGGAAAACCTACAGCCAGCAATATAGCCAAGTTGGCAAGGAATTGCAGCGGCTGGAGGCTGGCATAAAAATGCCAGAAAAGAAAAAAGGTGGTGTTATTTTTAACGCCGAGCAATATAATTTTCTTCTGAAAACGGCAATGGAGATTGATGCTGCTGGCCGGGGTCCGGGAGAGAAGAGCGCAACTGGGGATGGGTACGATCCCGGTGCCACAATGTATTCGATGATGGTCAATAAGATTCGTTCACCAGAGTACGCCCTGATGGACAAGGAACAAAAGGCTGATTCTTTGCAGGCAATCGCTTCTGTCTTTGACAGGATGGCACTGGAGAAGCTGAAGATGAAGGACCCCGATCTCGCAACCCGTTTAAGGCTTGAGGACTAAGAGGTAATACTATGGCAATCGATATTTCTGATGTGCTGCGTAGAGTCGTTTATGCGCCTAATGGTACGGGACCGTATCAGTTTACCTTCGAGGTTCTCTCGCAGACAGACATTGCGGTTTACCGTGGAGCAACGCTACTGACTCTGACAACGGATTACACCGTCAGTCTTAATGTCGATGGCACTGGCTCTGTCACGCTGGTAACTACCGCAGGCACAAACAACATCACCATTGTTGGGGACCGTGGTATCGCCCGGTCTACTGACTTCGTGACTGGTGGCGATCTGCTGGCTAACTCGCTGAACGAAGAGTTAGATGCTCAGACGATCTTCAATCAGCAGACATATGAGTTGGCGCTGCGTGGTCTAAAGGCTCCGGTCTACGACCCGACCGACATCAACATGACGCTGCCGACAAAGACGGCACGGGCAGGTAAGACACTGGCCTTTGATTCTAACGGCAACCCAGTAGTCGGTGAAGACATCGGTAACTGGCGTGGCAACTGGGCAGCAGGTACGGCATACACAGTTCGTGATCTGGTCAAAGATGCAAGTAACTACAATGTTTACCGCTGCAACACAGCTCACACATCGACTGGCACAACACCGATCTCATCCAATGCAGACTCGGCTAAGTGGGACTTAGTAGTAGATGCAGAGTCAGCTTCGGACAGCGCAGATGCGGCAGCAGCTTCAGCCTCGGCTGCGGCAACGTCGGCTACCAACGCAAGCAATAGCGCAAGTGCAGCTAGTACGTCTGCGACTAACGCATCCAACTCAGCTTCTGCCGCCAGCACAAGTGCAACAAATGCAGCGAGCAGCGCGTCAGCAGCATCGAGCAGTGCAAGCAGTGCTGCGTCATCTGCCGCTTCTGCGGCTGCGTCTTTGGATAGTTTTGACGACCGCTACCTTGGCTCAAAATCAAGCGACCCAACGGTGGACAACGACGGCAACGCGCTGGTAACTGGTGCGCTGTACTACCGCACGACAGCACCTATCGGCATGAAGGTGTACGACGGCGCTCAGTGGATTGAGGCTTCTGCTGCACAGCAGGCTGCGCTGGTGACGTATGAGTATGTAGCCACAGCAGGACAGACAACATTCACTGGTGCTGATGCCAATGCTCTCACGCTGTCCTACATTGCAGGCGGCATCATCGTTGCGCTTAACGGCGTGATCCTTCGCCCCGGCGATGACTACACAGCAAGCAATGGTACAAGCGTTGTTCTGTCAGTAGCTGCGTCGTTAAATGATGAGCTAAAGGTCTGCGCGTTCTCTAGTTTCAATGTCGCCAATACATACACGCAGGCGCAGTCTGATTCTAGGTATGCACAGGTAGCAGCGAACAATACATTTACTAAAGCCCAACGTGGATCAATTACAGTTCTTACAGATGGCGCAACTATCACACCTGACTTTTCACTGAACAACCATTACGAAGTCACACTCGGTGGCAACCGTACCTTGGCTAACCCGACCAACGTGGTGGCCGGTCAGAGCGGTGTGATCCGTGTGGTGCAGGACGGCACCGGCAGCAGGACACTGGCTTATGGCAGCAACTTTAAATTCAGCAACGGTGCAGCTCCGGTGCTGACCACAACGATCAATGCTGTGGACTTGCTTGTATATTTTGTTGAGAGCAGCAGCCGCATCGCAGCTCGCCTTGTGAGCGACGTTAAATGATTGACGCTATCCCACTGCTGCTTGCCCCGGAGGGCTACCAGATCAGCCGCAGCGTTCGTCTGCGGTCGAGCGCGAGTGCAACTTTTAGCAGGACACCGGCGAGTGCTGGGAATACAACTAAAGGCACGTTTTCGTTTTGGATAAAACGTGGAGCATTAAGTACAGCACAACAGATTTATCATGTTGCTGGGACTAGCGGAAATAACAGTAGATTTTTTTTAGCCTTCAACGTAACAACAGACACATTTTCAATCGTTGGTTATAACTCAGCAGGTGCCGTTGCACTTGAACTTGTAACAACTCAAGTTTTTCGTGACCCATCTTCTTGGTATCACATTGTTATTTATATCGACACGACTCAAGCATCATCCTCTAATCGAGTAATACTTTATATCAATGGTGCTCAAGTAAGTTCATTTGGAACTTCTACTATCCCAGCACAAAACACTGCACTTGGATTTACAAACAACACAGCATCTCTTATTGGTGCAAATCAAGGCTCAACAAATTTTTTCGACGGCTACCTAACCGAGATCAACTTCATCGACGGTCAAGCCCTGACACCTTCGTCATTCGGTCAGACTAACTACATTACTGGCGTATGGTCACCTATTAAGTACACAGGCACATACGGCACGAACGGCTTCTACCTGAACTTCTCCGACAACTCTGGAACAAGCCAGAATTTACTCAACTATTCTGAGCAAGCCGATAACGCTTATTGGACTAAATCAAACATTACGGTTTCCGCAAATTCGACAACCGCTCCGAATGGAGCGACGACTGCCGATACGTTACTAGAAACTGTAACTAATGGCATTCATTGTCTTACTAACGCATCGTCAATTACGGTTGTGTCTAGCGCAACCTATACGGCATCCGTTTATATTAAAGCAATCAACAAGCAATTTGTTCAGCTAGTTTTTGATAACACCGTTACCACCAACGGTGGCTACGCAAACTTTGATTTGACTAATGGCTCTGTTACGCAATCCTTTAATTACGGCACAGGCACAAACATCAACGCCACCATTACAAGCGTTGGTAGTGGCTGGTATCGCATTGCCTTAACCACATCAATTGGAGCAACTACCGCTGCCAGACTCGCCATTGTTTCAATTTTAACCGGCACATCTGCACTGTTTGAAGCGTATGCAGGCAATACATCAAACGGATACTATGTTTGGGGGATGCAGTTAAACGCGGGCAGTTTGCCGGGGATGTATCTTGTGACCGTGGCTTCCGCGCAAGCATCTACCAACAATCTCGGCCAAGACTTATCCGTTAGCACAGGCGGGTACAACAACTGGACACCAAACAACATCAGCGTGACTGCTGGCACGACGTATGATTCGATGCTGGATGTGCCGACGCAGTGGGCTGATGGCGGCAATGGGCGTGGGAATTACTGCGTACTGAACCCGCTCGATACATCGCAGAACGGTTCTGCTGGTACTTTAACCAACGGAAACCTGACGCGCTCCGATTCGACCGCAACCAACACCGCAACATTTGGGACGATGTTTGTGTCGTCCGGTCAATGGTATTACGAGCTTTTAGTTCAAGCAATTAGTGCTACGACCGCAAATCTTTTTGCTGGAATAATGACTAACAACAAAAGTGTTTTTGTTGGTCTTCGTCCAAACGGCACTGTTTTAAATTGCACAACTCCAGACAGCGGTACATACACCACGAATGATGTGCTTGGCGTAGCTGTAGACATTGGAGCAAACCGTGTTTATGTTTACAAAAACGGAACACTAATTCATACATTAACGCCAACAACTGCACTGACTGATTTTACTCCGTCAATTGCTGATGGAACCGGAGCCACAGGCGCGGT